TCATATCTTGTGATTCTAGCTGCGTCTTGACTTATTTTTAATTCAGTTTGCCATTTAAGGTAAAAATTCTTTTGGTCAACTTTTTTATCACCTTGCACTTTAAGCATAGCGATCTGCCAAGGAAGATTGTGGCAAAAATTCAAGCAAAGATTAAATGTTTCACAATCTATAAATACTAGATTTTTAGTTTTGTTATATCTTAAGAGGTGTTCGTCCATTTTAATTAAAACTCCTCAATTCATTCTGATCTAAAGAATAACCATCTCCATGACCTAGATTTTTTATATTCTTTTGTTGACATAAATCTTCTTTTTTTGCCCATCCTACAAAATTAACAATATTTTCTTCTAAAATTGCTAAGACGTAAATATCAATATCTTGATTATTTTTTAGCGTTGCTAAAAGTCTTCCAGTCTTATATCTAGTAGTCTTTATATCAATTCTTTGGTTTTTGAATACGCAATCACAGCTTCCGCTTCTTGGGGCAGGCACTAAGTCTGGAAAGATATTTTTCCATTTACAAAAAGCGTACTCCCCCATTAATCCATCTATATCTGCTTCTAATCCATTTTGATCTCCCATTTTTGCATCTTTAACACCAGCAGATCTAGCTACTAAACTTCTCATACCACCTAAAGTTTTTAACATCAAACACTCTGCATCAGTAAGAATAATTTTCATTTTGACAACCAACTTTCAAAAGAAAATTCATTACTTGACATATGCTCAATCTCTGGCTTGTTAAGAATACTCCTATTATTAATGCACCTAAATGTCAAATAAGTCTTAAAATCTGATTTTTTGTTATAGTAAATACTTTTAGTTTTAAAGAGTTCTAATCCATTTTCTTTTACATATTTTTCTAGTTTATTTTTAATAATTATATCAAATGGTAAATCATTATCTTCTAGAAAAGCTATTGGTTTTGTAAAGTTAAATTGTGGAATACATATATAATTTTTAAGTGTGTTATTAAATATGAAAGAATCATAAAATGGTATACAAAGCATTAAATTATCTGACCAGTTATTTTTTAATGTTTCATAATCAAGTCTTGGTTCATAATAAAATCCACTTTTCGCTGCAATACTAAATAATTTAGTTAATGATTCATGTCCATTTTTATTCTTAAAGAACAAAATAACTTTAGAAGTCTTTTGTCTTGATTCATCAGTTTTATCATTAATTGATTCTGTTATGGATACCCTTAAACCATAATTCAATTTTATATTATTGATTTTTGTATTAGTATAAGCCTCTAGGAATGAAGACATATTATCCTCAACTAAAAAAATTTCACTTAATTTGTTCTGTTTAGCTATTTGTATTATTGAGTCTGGATAGTCGTCAGCTTGATTTTTATCTTCAAGAGTAAGTATTGATCTTCCTAAAGAGTAATGAGATTTAAATAAAGGTATCATTTTTAATAATATAACAGGAGTTTATGAATATATCAATCTAAAAATTCGTCTTTTGAGTCATCAAGAAAGTCGTTTTTAGCAGAACTAATTTGAAATTTTGGACATCCTTCATATGTTCGAGTTTCTACTTTAAATCCTTTAATATCTTTAAAATTATCTTCTAGACTAGTTTCTATTACTTCGCCTTTATCATTTACTTTTACATAATATTTATATGGATCTTTATATGGACATTTCCACCCACCAACTTGACACATCCATTTATTCTTAATGTTATCCACTGCGAAGTTTGATCTGGCTGATTCTTCATCAAACTTATTAACATAATCATTAATATGTTCAAGATAATGCTCGAAGCCCTTAATTTGATTATCATCAAATACTAACTCTTGAATTGGTTGTTTAGGAAACCTAAGAAACAAGAACTTTACTATTGGTTTTAATTTTGGCCACAATTTTTTACTTGCTAGGCTATACATCATAGCTTGAATATTTGCTTCAAGGTCATCACCCCTAAACTTATATTTCGAGCTTTTATAGTCGATTATATGCATTTCTTTTTTGATTTTAATTGGCTTATCTATAAAGCCGCGAATATGATATTTTGGCTCATCATTCTTGATATCAAAATCATATTCTGGTTTAACTATTTCACCACCTTCTCCAAAGAAGTCATTTTTAAGACCAACCAGAATCATATCATTTAATAGTTTATAATTGCTTTCATCTAGTTTAACTTTTGCTGATAATTTTTTAACTAGTCTATTTACTCCTTCATCACCATCAATCGCATTCTTTTTTATTATTCTTTTATAATTTTTAAGATGTCTTTTGTTTAATAGTAATTCGAAAACTGTGTGACAAATTGTTCCTCTTAATGCTCCATCATTTTGACTTTGAGGAACTTTAGTATGATAGTTATTCCAATAAACCCAAGAACAAGTTTCAAGAGTTTTAATTCTAGATGCTGATAATACTTTTAAAGATTGTTTTTCCATTGAACTATTTCTTCTTTTGTCATTTCTCCAAAATCTTTTTTAGGTGGTAGGGCTATTTTTAATTGACTCTTATCAAAATATCTATTTAATCTACTTTGAGTTTTTTCTGCACCAATATTTCCAGCGTTATTTTTGTTAGAATCATTATTTAAACTAATGTAGATTTTCTTTGCGTCAATCTTTAAAAAGTAATTCAAAATAGACAAACTAAGGCTTGTACCAAAAGTTACAAGGACATTTTTAATTCCAGCTTGCCATAGACTTAGCATGTCTCCTATACTTTCAACTAGAATTACTTCTCTTTGATCTTGAATTAATTTTGAATTTAAAAAACATGGATAAAGAAAATCATTCTTTTCACCTAAATGTTTCCATTTTATCTTGGATAGGTTAGTTATGTCTCTACCAGAAAATCCTATGATATCAGATCTTGCATCAAATATTGGGAAGACATATCTATTCTTCATTTTTCCAGCCTTTCCAACCCCGCCTTTAAACTGAACTAGGGTCTCGTCTATAATACCTCTTTTATTCCAATATGAATTATCATTTTCAAGATTTTCCAATAAATTAAGATCAAATTTTTGTGTTGATTTTAAAACTGGTTTTGTATATTCAATATTATAATTTATATGAAAATTTTTATTCTTTAACCATTCTTGCGCTTTCTCTGGATCATCAATTTTTAGAGTAAGTCTTACTAACGAATTAATATCGCCACTTATATTTTGTTTAAAATCAAACCATTTACCAGTATCTTTATAAATCCTTAAAACTGTGTCATTGTCGCTATCTCTATATAGTGGTTTTGCTCTAAATTCTTTGCCATAATCTTTAAGATGATATCCTAGTTCAGTCAGGATTTCATAAACACTTATTTGTTCCATTCTAAAGCCTCACTTATAATAGGAAATTCTTTGATAAAGATCCTTTTGCATCTCTCTGCGATTTCTCGATGTTCTTTTTGAGTATTCTGCTCTGTTCTTAATTCTATATAATGAATCCAACTTCTTAAAGAACCTTTCATGTACATTGTTGTTTGAGTTGTTAGAGGTAAAATCATCCTTGCCACCTCTTTCGCTACGCCATTCTCTATCATTGTATCATAGCAATGCTGTGCTAATGATATGGATTCTGCAACTAAGTGAGATATATTATCATATGCATCTGTATTAGTTGGTAGAAGTTTTTCTCCTACTTGTCTATTCTTATCCCCCTGCAATCTTAGTTCTACATCTTCATATTCATTAGCTAAACTATATCTTTGACTAAATTCTTGGAATGAAAAAGATCTATGACGTAAAATTTGTGCCGCGATTGCTCTACTAGTTTTTATCTCAACACACATATCCACTAGTTCAAATGGACTCCAATGTTTATGTTTAATTAAAAATTTTAATAGTTTTGGAGAAGTCTCTACATTTAATTGATTAGATGGATTACTAACTCTAGCGCAATACGCCACAAGATCTTCTGCTTTATGTAAATCTTTTATCTCTGGTTTTGTAATTGAAATTAGTTCAACATTCATAGTAATTCTCCATCATTAGCATTTTGATCGGTCAGTTCGTATTGTTCTCTTTGTCTCTCAGCAACGTCTCTTAAAGATCCTCTTTCTTCTATATTAAAATTAGTAACTTGATAATTAAGATAGTTTTGCGCCCACGTTTCTTTTCCTGTGCAATCTAATCTTCTCACTAAATCTTGGTGTCCAGCAGCATCTTTACCTTGAAATCTTGTTTTTGTTGGAATTAATTTGTGAGTTCCAAACGCTTGTCCATCTAGAGTTACTTCATCAAGAGTTTTCCTTCTAAAGATCGCTACGAATGATGCAAACCATTGTAACCTATCTGAAAGTGAAATTACAGAACTATCATCAACAACCTCTGAAGCTTTTCTATTAAAGCTTTCTCCAGTTCTATTCAACTGCATAGCAGTAATAATTGGGCAATGTATTTCTTCTGATATTCTTTTTAGTTTATCAATTTTTTCTCCAATGGCTTGATGCTCTGCCCAATTTTGACCAACCTTTTCGCCAGTCAATTTAATATAATCATAAGCAATCATCGCTTGATTTCCTCTGCCAACTTTTGAAAGATACCACCTTCTAATAAGTGAACAAACTTGATCTATATTCTTGTTGCCTACATGATAATGAAAATACTCGTATGTTTTAACTTTTGCCCAAGCAGCTCGAACTTTTTTAGTCATCTCTTCATTTTTACGCCAATTTCCTGTTTCCAGATACCATACTGGTACATCAGTTAGCGATGCAACCATTCTTAATTGGATATCGACAGTTTGCATTTCTGTATCTAAAATTAAAGTTTTGGTTTTATTCTTAGGATTGATAGAAGTTTTAAAACAAATATCATTTAACCATGTAGATTTTCCTTGACCAGGTCTGCTTGCGATAGCATAAATATTTCCATTCTTTAAACCTCCATACATTCTGTTAAATTCAGAATATGGAGTTATTAATCCAGTATCATCTTTTGGTGAGTTTCCTATTTCTTCAATAAGATCTTCGACTTCAGCAAAAATATTAACTGGCATATCGTTTTCTGAATATGCTGATATTTTCTTATTATATATCTGATCTATTTTTCCAACAATATCATCTATTGAATCTTCTGAATTTTTATTTATATATTCTTTTAATTTGTCGGCAGTTTGAGATATCTCTCTACGGATCCTTAATTTAATTAATTCTTTACAAGCATTCATAGTAGCTTCTTCTGTAATCTGAGAAAAGCTTAAATTGTCAATATAATCAAAAATATTAATCTCATCCTTGAATGTTATACCAAGATTTTTAATCTTTTCAGCAAGTAATACTTTATCTACTGTTTCACCCTTATGTTTTATATTTTTGAAAACAGTATATATTGATGAATGAACATCATTATAAAAATCATTTTCAGTTAAAAATACATCAATATCCGCGAATAAATCTTGATGCTTTAATAGACCGCTTAATACATGTCTTTCTACTTGTAGAGAGTAAATCATCCTTTATATATGATACCAAACTAGAAATTAAAAGTCAAGTTTTAATCTCTGTCTTCTGGCTCGTTAAAATCGTCTTCTTGATTTGTTTTGGCTATTTGATCAGTTGTTGCTTCTAAATTAAGTTGATCTATGCTTTGTCCCCATGTGTTTAAATAATATAATAAAGCCATAGCATTTATCTGATTATCAAATTTTGTGTATACTTGAGGCTCGCCTTTATTTGAAAAATTAAAAAGAATATATCCACCAAAACTGCATTCGTCAATTTGCTTTAAAAGAGAATCTGGTATTTTAAAACTTTTTTTCTTATTT